GCTTCAATTTTTAATATATAAGTGTCCTCACGAGCCATATTAAGAGAGTTACGGGTATTGAAACAATGAGAGCGACAATTGACCAATCAAGCACCTTCCACCAAAAAGGAACCTTGATCTTGTCCCCTTTGGCTTGTAAGAGCTGAATCGCTTCTCCTATATAACGGTGATTGTCTAGATTCCTCATTGCTCGAAAGTTTGATAACAATGTGAAGTAGTGTTGTTGTAAACGTAGCCGTATCGCTCGCAACACTGGCGAGAGACTTGATAAACGTTCGACCCTGAAGCGTTTTCGAATTGGATTCGACCGTTTGCCTTATCTATACCGTTTGGAATAAAGGAACAATCTCGAATGTCTCCTAAAACCTTTAAGAGCTCGATTTGCGTGAGACCCTCGGAAGTAGCGTCGAATTTAATGGAGATGATTCTCCAGTACGTGTCTTTGATATATATCTTATCCGAGAACTCAAACGAAGCGAGGTCGGCACGAGTCAACCGAAAAAAGGCCGTCAATTTTCGAGCGTCTTGAGAATAGAGTTCATTGACCCACGGCCTCCAGTATTTGAAATACAAGGTATTTACTGGGTTTGCTTCTACGATATGAAACGGGCGTTCGAACCCGAATGATAAGTCTTCATCGGTTACCGTTGCCTCGAGGTCGGAAAATTGCGAAAAGGCTGGGTAAGTCGTGCTCGTAGTGGTTGCCGTATTTCCGTCGTTGTAATAGTAAAGCGTTCCGGATTCGAGGCCGTTCCAAAAAGCTAAGCGCGGGAGCGGGTCTTTAATCGTCTTGTCTTCTTGATCCGTGTCCACAAGAAGACGGTGTATTGCGTAAGCGGTGCCCGGTATATACGAAACGGGATGAGGTGAAAAAGGGGTTTTAATTTCTCTCGTTCCCGAGGCGAAATCGTTTTCGGGATCATCTACCCGATACCGACCATATACCCGCGAAGCATTTTTGAACACTAACTCGTTAACAAGGTCTTTTCCTTCTGAGTGCGTCCATTCATATTTACGCGACTGGATATCTGTGGTCGGTTCGATTTGAATGTCTTTCGAAAGGTCTACCTTATTAGTCCAATCTTTCTTTGTTCCGCTTTCATAATAATAACCGAGCGGCTCAATATAAAGGTGTTTCGGGTTGTTCTTGTCGGCTACGAAAACGAGGTTAAACATCTTTTGCAAGCCCGATACGAAATCGATTTGCTTCATTTCGGGCATATTGGCGGCACTGTCTACCGTTTGCCCGCTTGTGGGGTCGGTAATTGATACGATTTCGAGACTCGTTTTCTCTTGACCAAATCCCGCGCCCGTGAAGGTAACGGTGTGACTTCCTCCTGTATTCATTTGATACTCGAGCCTCAACGTATCTCCGGTATTTAAAAGAACGCCTTCAGAGCTTAAAAGAAACGAGTAGAACTTGCCATTAAAAACCCCTCCCGGCTCATCTTCAATCGGTATCCATACGGGAGTTCCGTTGACGGTGACAGCGATTGTAATCTCGTGGCTCGTGTCGCTCATTTCCCCAAGCACGTTTAATCTTAATTTGTAGCGTGCGCGAAATGGTGCCGTATATGTATTGGTCACCCAGTTTGATCCAGTGTCGTAGAATGGAGTTGTGTCACTGAGTGTAATTGGATAGTACGTGTTGGAACTAGATGGAGTTAGAGTTGTATCGCTTTGGAACCCAACCAGCATCGTTTCCCTTTCTGGTGTTTCGTTTCCCGCTACGGTACTTGAACCTCTATTACAAAGAAGGTATAAATCGGGTATCTCTTCGAAGCCCGTTGACCCACTAAAAAAATCGGAGTCGAACGTATATCCCGCAGCGTCGAGTATCTCCTCAAGCAACTTCGAAACCCTGAAGTACGGGGTGAAGTCTCCGTGTTCAAGTGGATCGTCAGTAGTCCAAATGTTCTCGCTTGTCCAGTTCTGCCCCTTGTCCGGAAGGCCGTAACGTATCGCACCGCTTGACAAAGTGCCGCCCCAACTAGCTTCTATATTTGTGGCGTTTAACGTGTGATCATACGCCGAAAGGTCGAGGTCGGTAAGCATCGCGTCCCCTATATCCCTCGAGAGGTTAGCGGTCTCACCAAAGAAGACGAGTTCCACGTCTGCGTACCTCCCTTTTTGAACGTAAAAGGCTTTCACTTGAATAAAGCCCCGCATCAATGGAATGGTGTTGTAAGTGAGTTCCGCGTCTACCTTCGCCTTTGGATTCCACGTAGGGACAAGTCCAAATTCATTGACCGCCCCAAAATACTCTTGGTTCTTTTTGGTGAGCGGTACGCGGAAGGTCTGCGAGAAATTCGAAGAAGCGGCGTTTATCTCTTGGAGGTTGGAGAATTGATACGAGAGGTTGACGGGCTCATTCTCGTAGAGTTCAATCTCGTTTCCGTCAATCGTAAGTCTTAGCATCGGATATATTGAGCGAGTTCAACGTTAAACGAGGTCATAAATATCTTGGAGACGGTTTCTTCTTCTATCTGCATCGAGTTACTTTGTATGATGACAGGAACCCAAGAACCGTCGATTCGTGCCATTACGTTTTTTGATCTCATGCAATACTGAAGAAGCGTGAGCTCCTCAATCGTGAGAATTCCGTTAAGAACGTATTGCTCTTTGGCTTCTACGTGATAGGGTTGGGTCTCTCTGTCGAATGAAGTAAACGAGAAAGAAGAAGCGTCGTAGTCTCCCACTATCTTCCGATAAGACTTCTCCTCTCTGGTGACTGTCTTTTGTTTCTTTCCGTCGAAGCGTAGGTAATCCCATCCTCCTACCGTATTTGCCCAAGCGAGTTGGACGGGCGAATGTTTGACGGGTCGACAGTCTTTCCGAAATCTGTATTTTATACCTTTTGGGACTACGCTCGCTCTCGGTTGAAGTTCATAATAAGCCCAAGTTGGATTTGATGAGAGTAGGCTCGTCGTCGCCTCTATATTGACAGGGAACGCGCCTATATAAGTTAAGTAACCGTCGACCGTTGTATCTGTCGGGTCTTGCGTTCCGTTGGTGCTGTTTATTAGAATGGTTGTGCCCGCAAGGAATGTTCCCGCTTCGTTGAATGCTTGTGCCCAAATAGCGGTGGCATCTGATACACCATCTTCATTGATGAAAGCGGCGACCCCCTCATCTTCTTCAGCGGCTGTAATTTCAATAACGTTTGAAACCGGAACGCGATCAGTTAACCAATATTTTTTTGTGCTTGTTGTGCCGTAGTAATCTGTAAAGGAGGGGTCAAAACCTTGTGATATTTGAAAGTGCCCGTCGACTAGATAAATAGTAGAAGTTGCGGTGTTTAGTGTTTCCGTCGTTCCGTTCCAGCTTCCCACCCCTACCGTAAACGCCCGAATACCTCCATTGCTCCTTGTAAAATAATTCGCCGAATAAGAATGAAGAACGGTCGTCCCTTGATAATTACGGTCGTCCACTATTACAAGCCCTCGAACTACTTCGCCTAAATTGAAGAATGCGTCTTCGTTGGTGTTGGGAGTTAGGTACAATTTATTTAAGAGGGTTGCGCCCGTAGTCGTTCCATCATATACGGTAATAACAAAACGGAAGTCATCCGAGAGCGGGGAAGTACTTTCGGAGACCTGATAGATAAGGTGTTGATCTGCTACCGTTATCGCGTCGGTGGGTGTGCTTGCAAATGATACCGCCATTATTTCACCTTGATATTCCCTAACTGGAGTTTAAACTTTTCTTTTACGTCTTGAACTATCGCGTCGGGTACTTTCTTCGCGAAGCGAGCTTCAACCGAGACGAAGGCTTTTTCATAGAACCGAAGACCTACGATTCCCTTACGTTTGACGCTTCGAGCCATAAGGAACGCCGCCGAATTGAGATTCGCTTCGCTTTGTTTCTTGAAGCGTCCTTTTTCGTCTCTTAATCGGATTCCCTTTTGCTTCATCCACTTTCGAAATACTGAAGAAGGGGGTTGCTTTCTGAATTTAAAGAACGGCGATTTCTGGCTCTTTTGAGTTCCATCTACGCCCCAATGAATGAATGAAGCGTATTTATCTGCCTTTCCTTTTGCTCCGAATTTTATCTCTCTAATCTCTTCGCCTCGAACCCTGATTCGATAGTTGAGTGATCTTCGAAGCGTTCCGGTGGCGACTCCGTAACTTTTATTTCTCCCTATCTTACGCCTTCCGAGGTGCCGCTTCGCTGACTTGATAACCTCATCGGCGAAGAATATAAGAACCTCGTTAATATACTTCATATCCCCGCCTTCTCAGCCGCTCTTGAACAGTGATTCTCCTCGATACTGTCAAGCATCATAACGACCCACTCACCCGTTTTCGAGAGTGATCGTTCGCGAAGGTTGGCACCGAGTACCGCTGAAATTGAATGCGTACCAAACGGAACGCCTTGAATCGTTAGAAGCCTCGTAAGGAACTTTCCAGAGGCAACCGACACTATCTTACTCAAAGAGTAAAAGAAGCCGCGAATGAGGCTCCAAATGTTTCTGAAGAGGTTTTGAGCCGTGAAGAGAAGGGTCTCGATAACCGTGAACACGATTCCGAATGGAATCGCTATAAGTGCGAGAGCCGTTAAAATGAGTGCTTTGAATATTTTGTGTATCATCGTCCTTGACCTTTATAGGGTTTCTTATAGTTTTTAGATTTCTTGTTTTTGGAAGTCTTCGTCTTGGCGTGGACTCCGGGACGAGAGATGATTGATTCTTCTCTCTTAATTTCGACTTGCTTCTTTGCCATTACTCGGGATCTTCAGGGAACCAGCCGTTATCAACCATATATTGTTGATCGCGTATCGTTGTAGTTGACGGAATGATATGCCCAAACGGGAATTTGGAATTGGTCTGAACGTATGAACTAAGAGCGTATCGCTCCTCGTTAGTCAGCTCAGGAAAGCACGCCACGAGCTTTTCG